TGCGAGGCATACAAATCGATATTTTCGCTTAATATCGATAGGACCTTTCATAAATCATGTAAAGGAATTTAATACATGATTGCCTTTGTTCAGGTGGCATTCCTTGTGTAAGCGGCTAATGCTCCCGCGTTAGATAATGGTATGGCTAACCCAGGGGTACCTAGAGCTGTTATACGCAGGTTGTTCACATCACGGTATAAATCTACGCCAGTTGAAATAGCTTGATAACCAAAACGAAACTCATCTGCAGCGGCTACGCCTATTTCAAATTGGACGGTGACTCCTAAGTCTACATTAAAGGCTACGGCTATATAACCTAAACTACTAATATACTTGTCCCCCAACGCTGGTGTAGCATAAAAATTGCAAACATTCATATTAGGAATAACGAACTCGGTTATTTCTAAATCACCTCGTTGAGCTGTGTTAGATATACCAGCTCGTATTTTGGGTGGAACATAAACGGTTTGTGACCTAATCTGATTTGGAAAACCTAAATAATTAGAGAAAGTGAATAAATAATTAGAGGAATTAGCGGGTCTATAAGTAGTATCAGATGCATTATATACACTGCCAGGAGGCACATAATATACCGTCGTATTTAATCCATACTTAGTAAGCAATCTAATTTTTAAGCCTCCTACTGCGCCATAATACAAAGTGCTGAAAACTGATAAAGCATCAATATTTGAGAAAAAAGAAGCTATCGGTATTTGAATCACTCCACCATTGTTAATGTCGGATGTGAACGATAAAAGTTCCGAATTTGGCATCCTCCTCATGTAATCTCTTACGTTGATCATGGGTTTGAAAATGTTAGCCTTCAAATCTTCTTTATCATCGGTTTTACTATTGAGAATGGCATCTTGGTCTCCTACGTCGACTGTTACAGGTACATCACCAATCTCGGCTTTAAACTGTTCTTGCGTAACGTCACTAACTCTCTCGACACTCTCCGCGTAAATATGGAGTTTATGGTTTTGTGCTCCGTTATCTCGCATGCGTTGAACTGCTTCAGCTACGGTTATTTCACCGTTTTTCCTTTTACTTATTATCTCCTCTCTGACACTTTCAACTTTCTCTCTCATTTTAGCCACTAAATCTTTATTACTATCCACTCTGGTTGTTCTCAAGGCTAACAAAGGAGGAACCCGCGGTATCAAGGGATCGACCATATATCCATAATACTGAAAATCATCTCCAACGGTAAAATATATATTAAAATCCACGGTCAAAGGTACAGCCCCATTGACTACTAAAGGTTGCATCAAATATATATATGTCACTCCGTGTGATAGTGCATTAGCCCTCACATCCTTATGACATTCTAACTGATCTAATTGTGAGCAAAACGGTAAATCTACGGTTTGCACTTGGCCACCGGCAGAGAACTCAACTGTACTTGTAATCATGTTGTGTACTTGATTAAAGTTAGGCTTCGACGATAACAGTCTTTTGTCACCAGTATAATCATTAACTACAACCAATTTACAAAAGTGAAAATTAGTCATTACTGGTTGTATGTGCATCTTAATAGTTCCACGCCAGTATCTACTCATCTCATACAGAATACGCATAGGTGAATACATAGTGTTATACGATGCGCCTACCTCTATCATAGGTGTTATAGGTTGAGAAAAAAGAACTCTACCTATAGGTGTATTCGAAGTGACCGCAAAGGTTCCCACATACTGAGGTTTACTAAGCAAATGCTTAATATCCATTTCATCTTGCTTCGTGGAAAAATACGGTTTATCATAGATGCGATCGTGTTGACCAAATGTATCTAACTTCTCCAACAATGACGGTTGATCCACATTATTAAGAAAATTACGATCGGTGGTAATCATCCTCGTATTTATAGCAGGAGTATTCGGATTATGAAACCCAGTAAAAGTACGCAAAGCACTCCTAGCGGAATCGATAATATCACCCGTAAGGATTTTAGCTCCTTGTGCTAACCCGTCGAATATGCGAGTAGGTAATCGATAAAAATCTGCTGATTGACCATCCCAGGTATTATCCGTGTTGCGCGGAATATAAAACTTAGCTTCCTTGACCATAAAGTGTATGGATACATTTAAGGAAGTAGATGCCGACACCGCTGTCCTTAATACGTTAATGACTCTAACGGTTAAGTAAGCATAATCTATACTGTTAATAGCGAAACCATTTAATGAGTCTACACAATTTGTCCGAGCTAACTGAACTGTAAAATAAAAAGGAACTTCTATACAAACTGGTGTACTTTCGTTCGCGTTCATGAACGCGTGAGGAGCTGATAACATTGATTGCATTGCAGGTAGATTATTGGTGGGTGTAACCGCGCCCAATAACAACCCTTGATGCATGGGTGTGCCTGACAACTGTAATAACACACAAGCTCTCATTCTAAATAAACACGATGACTTAAAAGGTACATTAGCTAAATAATTATCCAAAATACCTGTAGGTATTGGTAAAGAAATAATGTCGTCTCCTACTACATTTGTGGTAGTAAAATTAACATTAGAAATAAAGAATGGTTTGTTAATTAAACGTGAAAAATCCATCTCCATCTCTTGCGGGACACAAGTAATATCAGGAGATAAATCATAAATATCTTCACTATCTACTATAGTTTTGGTTCGAACTGTGGATAAAAATTTATCCTCATATTCAGTAATGCCAGTTAAAGACATGGCGTCTCTGTTATTTGCATTATTTACATTATTATTATATTGTGCTGTTGAAATATTACAACGAACCTCAACAAATGTTCGTATAGGTAAAATAAAAGTTTATGTAAAACTCCACTTTCATGTCGCCATCGCTTTACCCGCAACGTTATAACGCTAAGAATAGTGGAAAAAACTGTGGTCTCTACAACCACGAAATGTCCTTACCAGACATTTCACATACCTCTCTATATCCATTGTCAGAATTAAGGATTCGAATTATCTCATCCTCTTCAAACAAAGAAATGTGAGGAAATTTATTAGATATTATAGAAACTATGCTGTTATAAATAAAAGGAGAATGTAACCATAGCTCAATTTGCATAGACCGACACTTACCTTCCATAACAATATCGAAATCTTTGGTTCTATCGTACCATTGCAACGTATTCACAATGGTATCAATAGACAAAGCTCCCATCCATCTTTTAAGTGTGGAGTTATAAACGAACGATCTCTTTAAATAATTTAGTTTATCAAAACTAGTACTAGCACTAACAATAGGGGTTTTATCCCCATTGGTACAAGTCATACCTAAAGATTCAGCTACAGTTTTAATAGTCAAAGCATTAAATATATGACCGTGGCTTCCATCAGAACCACATATTTTGTCATCCCCCG